AATCAGTAGGGGATAAAAAATCGCACTTCAAAGAAAATGTAATTAGAGCAGCTACTGCTGTTGTGTCTATAGGTATTGGTATAGGTGGCACTCTATTAGGCGTTAAGATTAAGAAGTCTTAATTACTCAAATGCATCCTTATTAAGTTTGTAAGCTATAAAAGCATCCATCAAAGCGGATACATTATCAATCTTTTCTTCGTAACGACGCTTTAATAGTTTTCTGTTACCATTTGTATCTTCTAAAGTAATGCAATTACCCATAGCAAAACTCATAAGCTCCTCGTCGAAGAGGAGTTTTCTGTCTTCTGCTAAATGCTTTAATTCACCGAGAGGAACTGACTCTGTTTTAACACCCTGGATAACTTTCTCTATTCCAAAAGGTCCATTTTCATTTTCCCATCTTTCAACGAATGATCTGGCATTATATGGGTCGTATCCAAAACACCTGACATCATAATTCATATCCGTAATATACTGATCTAGATCATCGTATACATCCATAAGATCTAAAACGGCTCCGTCTAATACAATAAGACTTCCCTCAGCCATGAATTGATCATACTTGACTCTCATAGCTGCTGGTAGTTTCATAAGAGTATTAGAAGTAATATAGCTTCGAACTTTGACTCCGAATAAATCATTGCCTAGTGGAAATAAAAAAGTAAAAGCACAAAAGTCATCGCCCTGAGAAAGGTCGGCACCCATTGCACAAGCCATCTGCCAATAATCTCGTTTATTATGCGTAAGGGTTTCTTCATAAGTAAAGAAATATGTGTACCCCTCCATAGGAATTCCGAATCTCTTTGCAAGAATATCGTTCCTGGCGGCTGGTGCTTTCTCAGCCCTTTCTACATCTAGCTGATAGGTTTCATAACTAACTGTCTTACCAAGATTTGGATTGGCTTTTATCCACATATCCGGATCAGCAACTTCGTCTATGCTATCTAATTTGTAATACCAGATAGATACATGCGGGTTAATGTAGTCTCCTTTTAGGATGTCCATTAACTCCATTTTGATTGTATCGCCACTTCCATTACGAACAGTTCCTTCAGAACTTATTGCTACTATAAGGTAGTCATCAATCTTTGAAGCACCTTGTTCTATAGCGCCTATAACATCCTCTCTGATATCTCCGGATAGCCATTCGTCAACAGTAGCTATCTTTGTTCTAAGTCCCTGAAGTTTGTTTATGCTCATAGGTCTTATCTCAAGAAGTGATCCAGTAAGAAAGTTTTCGATTCCTTTCTTTGTTGAAGCAAGTTTCTGACGATTAGCTCTGGAACCAGTTGTGTTTTGAAGTGACCCTTCTGTGAGAAACTTATACAACGGTCCTCTTGAGCGAGTTATAGCTGTTCGGATAGGGGAGATGATTTCTTCTGCTTGCTTCATAGTAGGAGCAGTAGTAATCTGATGAGTTGTCGACGTGTCAACATTTAGAAAAAAATTTTGAATGCATGAACCATACATAGATTTAGCAGCGCCTCTTGCTACTATAAGATACTGTTTGTTTACGAGTCTTTTCTTTACTCTTTTCTTTACGTATCTTCCTCCGTACCCATTTGGGTTTGGCTCATAGACGCTTTTATCAACAAAATAATACCAACCAAATATCTGTTCACCCCATAACTTGAATGAATCGAGAAGATGTAAATCAGATCCGTCAGTTAATGTTAATTCTTTTTCACAATAATCGATCCAACCTTGAATTGCTTCATCATCGTAGTAGATTCCGGGATTAGCTATAAGAGAATCTATACGATTCATTTCCATAGAGATTTCTTTACATACTGGTATTTCGCCTCTAAGGACAGCATCTCTAAACTGCCCATAATATATAGGCGTAGCAGTGTTAGATAATGCCATTTTGATTTTTTAACCTCTTATGATTATTCTGTTAAATAGTTAATTATTCCTAATCGTTATAATTTTTCCATCTACCGTTTACAAAGTAATCTGTATAATCTGCATCTTCGTATGCTCTTTTGATGTATTCTTTTGCTTCTTTAAGATTAGCCCTTGAAATATCGTTAACCGTGTAATTAGAATACTTCTTAATGGCCTCGTTGGCTCTCTTCATGTTCTTTTGAGAAACTCTTATCCAACGATCGTAATCGTTTCGGGTTACGCCTTTCTTGTATTTTCCTGAATCGCGTTCTTTTTCAAAACGTTTAACATCTTCTCTAGCATATTGATAGTTTTTTTTTGCTTTATTTGAAGCTTCTTCGAATACTGCCATTTTTTTCCTACCAGAAGCAGTTAGAGTTCCGTCTCTTCTTTGATACCGACGAACACCCCACTTCTGACCTTTGATTCCGTGATGGTAGAGTTCATTCATTAGATACGAAACCTCCGTAGTTTTTTTCGAAATACAATCTAGTTTCTAATTCTTTAATCTGCTCCTTAAAAGACTCCGCAACTAGAGAACTCGAAGGAGGATCAAAAATCATTCTGACTCTAAGATAGATTAAAGATTTTACCATCTCTAACGTAATATCATCAGCTGTGAAATCATTCCATACCTCAGTATCGCCAGTAATACGAAAACCTGATTCAGGTCCGATACCTTCCTGTCTAAGAACACCAAATATAGAATTGATGTGCATTATAAGATCAGTATCGAAACTGTTATCGGTTGGATCTCCGCCTATTACCTTCTTTACAGAATTTAAAATACTATCCATATCATTCTTTAGCTTTTATAGAAATGTACTTGCTCATGCAGAAACCAATTGTTCCAGAATCAGTCTGTACCTTTATCCAATCGCCTCTATTCTCTTTTATTGAAACAACATCTGTCACCGATATAGTTTCAATTATCTGAGCTGAGACACTAGGTGCTTTTCTAACAGCAAGTCTAGAACAATTAATTACTTCTCCGATAAAAACTGGAAACTTTTTAGTTTCCTGCTTTTCGATTGGCTTCTTTGAAATATACTTATTGTCTTCCATGTTTACTCCTTTAAAATTAAGTTTGATGGGATACGGCCCAAGCTCCTAATGCTATAGCTGCTGAACTAGCAGCTATAAATTCAGCTGCGGTTCTATTAAAGTTTGCCTTTGCTACTCTATAAGCATAGTATTCGCCTTTATCTCTAATCAGAACTTCATTAAAAGCCTGCCTAACTAACAGTGGGGCGTTTTCTCTATCCATAGTCCTAGCAATTTTAATATCTGTAATAAATTCTTTTCTATTTTTTTATCGCCTAATATTTCTTTTCTAAACTTACTACGCTGATTTGTCTGACTATTTCTTTTTCTAACGCCCCACTTCATGCCTTTAATACCGTGGTGATAAAGTTCATTTCCATAATGTAGTGTCATTTGGTTTTCTCTCTTCATACTTTTTAGGTAGTGTTTCTGTATAACCATAATGAATTGCATTATGTGTAATTTTAGAAACACAAATTAAATTATTAGGATCAAATAATTTTTCTTCTGAATTTTTTATGTCCTCAAGAGTTATGGGATTTAAATGATGAATAAGTATTTGCCCTTTTATAGGCCTGTCACTAATCCCAAGATCGCATCCGTTATCTCTAATAATTATTTGATGCCTGATTCTTTTCCATTCAGCAGAATGATAAAATTTTTGATTGAATACTCTGTCAAATCCAAAAGTATCGACACCTATTTCTCCAAAAATTTTTAAATAATTAAAACGATCTTCGAAAGTTTCTAAACTTCTTAACTCAGAATATGTTTTAATACTCATTCTTCATCGTCTCGATTCAATGTTCCACTATAATTACGCATAGCTTCCAAAGCGTTAGCATATAACTCTTCAACACGCTGAGCAGATTGTAGGTTAATGGTTTTAGCTTCAATTAATTCTTTCTGCTTCTCTAAAATTTCTTTCTCAATTCGTTCTTTTGTAGAACCTAGTTTTAAATAATGCGTTATCACCTGAGAGGAGGCAGTTCCTTCTCGCAATTGTTTCTCTGCGAGATCAATGGCAAGAGAAACAAGCTGATTTTCTCTTGCTTCTGGTGTAAGCGCAGGTCTTGATCGTTCCTTTTCTTTAGATTCATCAGACTTTGAAATACGTTTAGGCATAATATCTACCTCCTTTCGTATAGTTTTGAATATGTTGAATAGAGTTTTAGGATAGATTCTATGGAGGCAGTCAATTAGAGAGCAAAAAATCGAAAGGAGAAATACATGAATTTCCAAACTCGGAGGCACATAAAATGAAAGGAACACTTAACTGCCCCCATAGAATCTATCCAGCAACACAAAAATATACCCCCGGAGAAAATCTGAGG